TACAATAACTGATAGAACTGATTATATGTTCAGTTATTGTTCAAAAGTTACATCTATAACTGGTGATTTATCTGGAGTAACTAATTTTGGAGATAATATGTTTAGTAATTGTTTAAAACTGTCTTCTATTACATTACCATCATCTCTTATACATCTTAATAATAGTGTATTTGATACATGTTAGTCATTAATATCAGTTACTATTCCAAAATCAGTTAATTATATGGGTATTGGATGTTTTGCAGAATGCAATTCTTTAACTTCTTTAAATTTTGAAACAGGTGGAACTACATCTTTGTATTTAGGACCAAGATTAATACAAAATTGTACGTCTTTAAATAAATTAGTATTACCTGCAAATTTATCTACTATAGAAACAGATTTTTTAGGATATCATGATAATGAATCTATAATAGCAATAAATGCTACTACAGTACCTACTTTAAATGGTGCAATAGGTGGTTCATCTGCTACAGTATTTTATGTTCCAGATGCATCTTTAAGTGCTTATAAATCTGCAACTAATTGGTCTACTATGTCTAGTAGAATAAAAGGTATGTCAACATATCCAATAGGTACTGAAATACCTTCGAAAGCTTTCTAGAATTGGACAGGTTTAGCAAATATGGATTTAACAAACGTTACTCTTATTAATGATCATGCTTTTGCTGGATCTGGTTTAGCCAATAATTATACAGTAGGTCCTATGTAGATATGTAGTTCCACAGTAGAATCAACTATTGAGGAATGGGCTTTTTGGGGGGCTAAATAGATAGAATCAATAACATTACCATATGTTTCTAATATAAAAACTGGCGCGTTTAGTGATTGTACAGCTCTATAGAGAGTGATTTTGGGTAGTCATATAGTAGGTATAGGTAATTTATGTTTTTAGAATTGTACAGCATTGGATTTCATACATATAGATAGTACAGCATGCCCTGTGTTATCTTCATGTGCATTTGATGGAGCTAAAAGTACATTTAAAATATATGTTCCTGATGCACAAGTTAGTGCATATAAAGCAGCTTCTGTTTGGTCCACATTTGCAGATAAAATATATTCATTTACACAATAGGATACAGATTTCCCAGGAACAAGAGCTTAATAAATAATTATTAAAATGAAAAAGAGAAAAATACAAAATTCGTATGTGACTAGTAGTAATGGTAGTAGACAATAGTTGAACCTACTATCATACAATAATCAATCAGATCTTACAGAGAATGATTTTGTTGGATGGGATGTATTAAATGCAGATCTTGTTAAACGATTAGTTAGTTAGACATCGTCTAATGATTAGGTTGATCCTACTAACTTTGCGTATGTTGCTAAGAATGGTTTAGATACTAATAATGGTTCTGCTGAAAAACCTTATTTAACTGTATAGAAAGCTATTGATTAGTCTAGTATTGGTACTACTATTTATATATATCCAGGTACATATACAGAGAATCTTACTTTAAAAGCAGGTGTAAATCTAACAAGTCCTATCAAGTTTGGAGTATATATTACAGGCAATCACACTATATCTACTGCTGGTACGATAGTTTTAGACAATGTAACATTAAATAGTACAACTGGTAATACTTTATCAGTGACAGGTGCTACTTCAATAAATATATAGTTAATAGGTACCAATGTATATTCTACAAGTGGTGATGCTATAAATTGGGCAAATACTAATTCAGCATCTAAATTATATATAGAAGATGGTTCTATATCAGTTTCTACTTCTGGTAGTACTGCTAGAGCTTTCTATTCAACAAGTACATCTACTGGATCTATAATAACGAATAGAACTACATTTAAACTAAATAATGCAGCAAATGTATGTTTATCATTAAATGGTTCTGTATCATTTACACACACATCTGACCAAGTATATGGTTAGATTGCTGTAGCTGATACAGCTTCTTATGTAGGACAACTTGTAGCATTAACTGCAACAGGTATACCATGTATTGTTACTAATAGTACAGCTACTAGTATACTATTTGCATGTACACTTACATCTACAGTAACTCCTATACAAGGTGCTGGAGCATTTGTTTACTCTGCTCTTAGTTATGGTTCAACTGGTGTTGGTACAGCTACTACGTTAAATGGTGGTATAGGTGCAATAGCAATTCCATTGAGTTCATTAGCTATACGTAACTCAGTATTACGTCCTACTCCGCAAGATGGTTTGTTAGAGTACGATGGTACACATTTATACTTTACTATAGGTACAACTAGAAAAACTGTAACATTGGCATAATCTTATGTTTGATATACAAGGTGGTAAAGTAATATTAAGTACTGAATCATTAGCGATTCCTCCTTTTAGGGATTTCTATAATAACAGTACTGATAAAGAACTAGCATTAAAAGAAATAGAATATATAGTCTTCCTATATAAATGGAATACACCTTACGAGGCATATCCTGTATCTGAAAGAGCATCTAAAGTTGCTAAAGATATATTTGGGTAGGAAGACTATGTAATGAGCGATGCATTAAAGGCACTTGCTGTGCGTTTTAGAGAGTTTCAAGAGACGCCTAGTACAAGATTACTAGCAACATCCTAGAATGCAGCAGAAGGTCTTATGTCAACTCTAGAGGAATGTTCTAAGAATGCTATGGATGTAGATACAGCTTTAAAGGTCACACGAATATTAAAAGATGTTGGACAAGTTGTTAAATCGTTAGATATAGCGATGAAACAAGCTAAAGCTGAACAATTAGATACGGGTAAAGTCAAAGGCGGTGGTATCATCGGTATGTACGAATTACCTAGATAATTATTAACAATATGGTAGACTTTAATAAAAAGATATATAATACAGATAAATTTCGTTAGGCAGCTATTTTCTTTCAACAGCATGGTCAATATACATTAGCTCCTAGAGGTACTACAGACTATAATACATACTGGGATAGAGAAACTTAGAGATGTTTATATGGATATGTAGCACCGGATGGTGATGCCATTACAGGATACAATTATTTTTATTTAAATTATTTTCCTATATTAGGTCTTGTTAAAACAACATACACTGATAAGTATGGAAAGTTAAGAGAAAAACGTATACGTACTACTAGATTTGCAGATTTCTATGATTATGATTACTATTACTTTAATGCAATAGATGAAGCAGAGGAAAGCGGTGAACATATGGCAGTACTCAAAGCTAGAAACAAGGGTTATGAACAACCATATACAGAATTGGTATCAACGCCAAATGGATTTGTATAGATGGGTTCTCTTAATGTTGGTGATTTTGTAATGAGTCCTAATGGGGAACCAACGAAAATAGTAGAAATATTTGAACAGGGATATAAGGATGTTTATGAAGTTGAATTTGCAGATGGTCGCACCGTAAAATGTGGAGCGAACCATCTTTGGGAAGTAATATGTTCCAATAATAAAATGAAGAAAAAAATAATAACTACACATGAACTTATAAGTTAGTAGTTATTTAATTATGTTACGGTAAATAATAAAAAATATAATTCTTATAAATATTATATTCGTGATATCGAACCGGTACAATTTTCTAAAAAACAGTATAACATACACCCATATATATTAGGTGCTTTGTTAGGAGATGGAACAATGAATAGAAAGACTCCAAAAATATGCACAAATGATCAAGAAATAGTTGATAGATTTTAGCAGTTGTTAGGTTCTTCTTATGAATTACATAAAGATAATTCGTGTTTTAATTATTTGATAGTTGATAAAGAACGGTTTAAACATAAAACAGAATTTAATAATGGACAATATGGTGTAAATAGATTACATCGATATTTACAAGAACTAGATTTAAATGTTGTATGTCATGATAAATATATACCAAATATATATAAACAAGGATCTATTGAACAACGTTTTGAACTGATAAAAGGATTAATGGATACAGATGGTTCTATTGCAAAAGATGGTTCAATGGAATTTGATAATACATGTAAATAGTTAGTAGATGATTTTGTTGAAGTTATTAGAAGTCTTGGTATAAATTGTAAAGTTGGAACATACGATCTTGGAAATAATCGTGGATTTTTATATAGAGTGTATATACACAGTAATGTAAATCTATTCCATCTTACAAGAAAATCTGAAAGAATAAGATCTAGTAGAAAATGTAATTCAAAAGTAGCTATTGTGGATGTAAAGTATTTAGGTTATCAAGAAGAATCTAGATGTATAATGGTGGATAGTGATGATCATCTTTATTTGACTAAAGACTATATTCCAACTCATAATTCTTTTAAAGGAGCTTCAATGTTAGTACGTAATTATGAACTAATACAAAGTTCTCAAAACTTCGTAGTAGCTTCAGATAAGAAATACTTACTAGGTGATGGTATTATAACTAAAGCTTGGGCAGGTATGGACTTTATAGATAAACATACTGCATGGGCTAAACAAAGACTTATGGATACTTAGTTGTAGCGTAAGTCTGGTTTTAAGATAACTGATGAGTTTGGTAAGCAAACTGATGATGGTTATTTATCTACTATAATAGGTATTACTGCAAAGTCTAATCCAGATGCTGTACGTGGTACTCGTGGTAAGTTATTACTATTTGAAGAGGCTGGTAAGTTTAATGGTATATTGGATGCCTGGTCAATGGCTAGACAATCAATGGAAGAGGGTGATACATAGGTCGGACTTATGATAGCTTTCGGTACCGGTGGTTCTTCTGACTCAGACTTTGATGGTTTAAAGGAGTTATTTTATCATCCTACTGGATATAATATAAAACCTTTTAACAATATATGGGATGAGAAAGCTGATGGAACCAATTGTGGATTCTTTATACCAGCTTGGAGTAATATATCATCTATTAATATGGATACTGGTAAACGTATCTATATGGATGAATATGGTAATTCTCTTAGAGAGAAAGCTATTGCTTTTGAAGTAGAGGAACGAAATAAAGTACGTGAAGGTGCTTCTAAGGAATTAGCTATAGATAGATTTGTAGCTGAGAACCCTATAACACCTCAAGAAGCTTGTTTGGAATTAGGTGGTAATATCTTTCCAAAGAAGTTGTTAATGTAGCAATTATCAAAGTTAAGAACTAATTCTAAACTTAGGAATATGAAACATATCGTAGACCTTGCTTGGGATGGTGATGGATAGGTAAGAGCTATTGAAAAAAAGAGTGGAGATATAACAGAATACCCAATACCTAAGGATAAGAAACCAGATGGTAGTGTGGTAATATGGGAATATCCTATAAAAGATCCTCCATTCGGTTTATATATAGCGGGTATGGACCCATATGACCATGATAACAGTTTTACTGCTTCATTGGGTTCTATGTTTATATATAAACGTTTTAAATCCGGAGAAGCCTGGACAGATGTCCTAGTAGCTGAATATTCCGGTAGACCAGCAACAGCAGAAGACTATTATGAGAATGCACGTAAGTTACTGGTTATGTATAATGCTAGACTATTGTTCGAGAATGAACGAAAAGGTATATACCCATACTTTACTAATAAACATTGTGATTATCTATTAGCTGATTAGCCAGATAAAGTAATATCTGAGATATTCAAAGATAGTAGAGTGCAACGTAGAAAAGGTTGTCATATGAGTAAATAGATCAGATAGTATAGTGAAGGTTTGATTAAGGAATGGCTTGAAGAGGAATACGAAGAGGGTCATCCTAATCTAGAAAGAATATACAGCGAACCATTGTTGGAAGAATTAATATGTGATGATGGTGTACGAAATGTAGACCGTGTAATTGCATTGTGTATGGTTATGTTGTATAGAGAAGAATTGTTTCAGGTAAAAGTAGCTGATTCAAAAAGTATTAATAAACAGGTTGAACTCTTTGATATGCCTTTATTTGGTTCAGATTGGTGGTCTGATAAACCAGAAGGCGCTGAAGATAATATACCAACATTTACATTTTAAAAATGGCAGAAGATAATTTATATAATGCGACGTTTCCTCAACAGAAACTGACTCTTTCTAAGAAAGATGAAAAATGGCAACACGATTGTGTTAACTATATTATAGGAGAGGGTAATATTGTTTCGGGTGGACAAACAAAGACAAGGTTCGGAGAACTACAAACTTATTATAATCTGTATAATAGTATCTTTGATGAAAAAGACTTTAAGAAGATAACAAACCCTTTTAAAGTAGATGATGGTTTTCCAGCAACACCACAAGATTTTAATATAATTAGACCTAAGGTTGATTTATTAATTGGTGAAGAGACAAAGAGACCTATGAATTTTAGAGTAGTTAGAACATCTTAGACTGCTACTTCTGAATTAATGGATAAATAGAAATAGATGTTATTGGATTATATTCAATCATCTATAACAGCTAGAATGAGTCCAGAGGACCAAGAATAGTTCTAGCAACAGTTAAAAAGTGGTGAAGTGATGCCACCAGAAGCTATAACATAGTATATGAATAAAGATTATAAAGATGTTATAGAGAATACTGCTTATCACACTATTTCATATCTAAGAGAGAAACTTACTCTAGATAATGAATTTATAAAAGGATGGAAAGACGCACTTATAGCAGGTCTTGAGATATACTATGTTGGTGTATAGAACTCAGAACCTTATATGGAACGCGTAAATCCTATTTACTTCTCGTATGATAGAAGTCCAGATCTTGAATTTATAGAAGATGGATCATGGTGTTGTAGACGTATGAGATTACCTGTAGCGGAGGTTTATGATAGATACTATGATAAACTTAAAGAGAAAGACTTAGATAAGTTAAACGAAATGCTTACTGGTGTACCATCTAGTTGGATGGGTGAAAAGAATCCAGTAGACGACTTTAATCATATTAGTATGCATATAATGGATAATCCAATATATGACTATAAAACTAGATATTGTATTAATGTATGGCATTGCTGTTGGAAGTCTTTCAAGAAGATATTTTATGTTACTACATTGGATGAAACAGGTCAACCATAGGTAAATGTAGTAGACGAAACATACTAGAAAGTAGGTACTGAATTAAGTATTGAACCTGACTGGATAGTAGAAGTATGGGAGGGTTTTAGAGCAGGTACAGAGTTATTCTTTGGTATACAACCATTAGAGTATCAACATGTATCTATAGACAATCCTAATAGTTAGAAATTACCTTATTGTGGAGCTATTTATAGTAATACTAATAGTAAACCTAGATCATTAGTAAGTATACTAAAACCATTACAGTATATGTATATTGTATTATGGTATAGGTTAGAATTAGCAATAGCTAGAGATAAAGGTAAGGTTGTGAATATGGATATAACTCAGATACCTAAATCTATGAATATAACACCTGCTAAATGGATGCATTACTTATCATCTGTTGGTGTTAACTTTATAAATCCATATGAAGAGGGTTGGAATATTCCTGGACGTGAGGGTGGTAAACCTTCATAGTTTAATCAGATTACTGCTTTAGACTTAACGATGAGTTAGGTTATAAGTGAGTATATACAACTAATGGATAAGATAGAGAATCTTGCTGGTGTAATAAGTGGTATTACTGAACAGCGTTAGGGTTCTATTAGTACATCTGAATTGGTTGGTAATGTTGAACGTTCAGTAACACAATCATCACATATAACAGAACCTTTATTCTGGGTTCACAATCAAGTGAAACGTAGAGTATTAAATATGTTACTAAACACTGCTAAAGGTGCTTGGGAAGATATAGGTAAGAAGAAATTATCATATATATTTGATAATGGAGAACGTGCTTTTATAGATATACAACCTAAATTCTATTATGAAGATATGGATATATTTGTAACTGATACGTCTAAAGATATTGAGAATATCAATAAGTTACAACAACTTATACAACCTGCAATGCAGAATGGTGCTACTCTATTAGAAGCTGCTGAGATTCTTACTAATGATAACTTTAATATCATTAAACAGAAACTTAAAGATATGCAAGATAGACAGCAACAAGATGCTCAGCAACAGCAACAGCAAGAGGCTCAAAATCAACAGCAATTAGTACAGATGTAGAATCAAAGTAAGGAACAGGAACTTATGCTTAAGGAAGCTGAATTAGATCTTAATAGATATAAGATTGATCAAGACAACCAAACTAAGATTACTGTAGCTGAAATGGGTGCTTATCGTGGTGCCCAAGATATGGATGCCGATCAAGATGGTATTCCAGATCCAATGGAGATTGCTAAAGATGCTACACAGCAAATGAAAGTAAGAGAAGATCAGTATACTAAACGTTATCAAATTGATCAGTAGAAAGACATCGAAGAACAAAAGATGAAACTTGAACATCAACGTATGACACATGAAACTGAACTATAGAAATAGAAAGATGCTGCTGCTCTTCAACGTGAACAACTTAAAGCTAGAACTGCTTTAAAGAATCCAGTTGTAGGGTAGAATAGTACTCCTAAATCTAAATAATTATGGATACGAAAGCATTTAAAGAACGCTTTAGTAAATGGAAGAGTGGAGCTAACTATTGGAAGGACATTCGAGGTGTAAACCTCGATGATCCTAAACAATAGGAGAATAACTATGATGAAGATGAACATGTATTGGAATAGGCTAATAACTATGCTGAATAGTTAAGAGGTTATCGAAATGGAAAAGATTCAATAGGTACATTTGTTAATAACATGGGGCCTACTCTTTATCGTGAGTTACAGAAACATAATCTACCAAATACTAATAAAGTGTACGATTACATGATGCGATAGTTAGCATATGAAAGTCAATATGGTACTAGTAATATAGCTAGATAGCAACATAATTATGGTGGCGTTGGTTATAACGGTAAGACATATAATAGTTATAAAGATGATGCATCTTTTGCTAAAGACTATGTTAATCTTATGACTAATAAATATAGTAAAGCATTGTAGTAGAATGATATAAAAGGATATGCTAAAGTTCTTAAACAAGGTGGTTATTATCAAGATGATTCTAGTAATTATGCTAATAACTTAAGTAATATGACTACATTAGGTAAACGTGCTCAATAGCACATGCAATAGAATCCTAGTCTATATCAATATAAAGTATCTTTATAGGATATAAATGATGATGACTTTGATGAAGCACCTGCTGTATCTACTTATGTATAGAAACCACAACCTGTACAACCAATTAGACAATAGTCTAAACCTATTAATTTAACTAGACCTACTTCTTATAAGTTACCTAATATAATAGATATTTATAATGCTATGTAGAATGGAGATAATCCTTTATAGTTACATTATAGATAAATAAACAATTAAATACTAATACAATGATTAATCCAGTTAGAGTATTAAAGAAAAAGAATAAAGTAGCAGCTAAAGCAAAAGTAGCTGTTAAAGCTAAACATTCTACTAAACAGTAGATGGCTCAGCAATAGAATGCCCTACAGCAATAGTAGGCTGCACAATAGCAATAGGCTGTTGCTCAACCAGATCAGTAGGGAATGAATCCGGGGTATAATAATGGAAAAGACCCTATAAAGCCTATTAAAAAATCTAAAAGAGGTACTTTTACTAAAGCTGCTAAATCACATGGATAGTCTGTCCAAGGATTTGCTAATAAAGTATTAAAAGCCCCTAAAGGAAAATATAGTACAGCTATGCGCAAGAAAGCAGATTTTGCTAAGAATGCAGCAGGTTGGAAACATTGATAACATATTAACACTAATTATTATTTTATAATTATGGAAAAAAAGAAGACTAATAGTCCATCTAATTTCGAAAACGCATTTACAAAACTTGGTTTTGATCAGCCCGAGCAGGTCGCCAGTGCTACAAATCTAGATAATGAAATACTAGACAAAGAGGATGTATCAGATATAAACGCAATAGAAGATCCGGTTAAAACTACCGAGGATCTTAAAGGAGATGAAGGAACTGAAGATGAAACTGTAAAAGGTGTTCATGATGATGATACTGAGATCCCCGAAGAAGTATTAAATAAAAAACCAAACGAAGATAATAAGATTATTGACGAAGAGGAGACAACTAAAGAAGAAACTACTGACGAAGGTCTAGAAGATTCTGATGAAGTAGATCCCCAAGAAGCAACTCAAGTAGGTGCTTTCTTTGACGCATTCGCTGATACTCTTGGATGGGATGTTGATGATGAAACTAAACCAGACACAATAGAAGGATTAGTCGATTATATAAAAGATTTAGTTGATGAAAATAGTCAGCCAGATTATGCTAATGATCAGATTAAACAACTTGACGAGTACGTCAAGAATGGTGGAAGCTTTACAGATTTCTATAACAACATGTCATAGACATTATCTTACGCTGATATGGATATTGACGATGAATCAAACCAACGTACGGCAATTCGTGATTATCTAAAAACATCTGGTTATACAGATGACTAGATAAGCAAAAAAATTGAAAGATACGAAGAAGCAGATATGTTGCATGAAGAAGCTGAAGATGCTGTTGAAAGACTGAAAGATATTAAAAAGTCTCAGTTAGAACAGCAACAGGCTTATCAAGAAAAGTTAAGACAAGAACAAGAAGAATAGAATAAGAAAGTCTATACTGATATTACTACTAATGTTCAAGCATTAGATAATATATATGGAATAAAAGTTCCACAGCAAGATAGACGAGCATTACTTGATTATATACTCAAGACAGACGCAGAAGGCCATACACAGTATGAGAAAGATTACTAGAAGAACTTTAGTAAGAACTTAATAGAATCTGCTTATTTTACTATGAAAGGTGATACTCTATTTAAAGAAGCTAAACGTACTGGTGAGTCATCGGCTACAACAAAACTTAGAAACATATTAAGACATTAGGGTAAAAATCATTCAACTTTTAATGCCGACGAAGAAAAACAACCTAATGCATGGGACATTGCGTCAAAATTCCTATGATTAGAATAACAATTAAAAAATTTTATGAATAATAATTTATTGAACAACCTTCAACTATACCGTGGACGTAGATTCTCGGATCTAGTTGATGAAAACATGATTTCAAACGCCTTACTTACAAAACCTCATGAAGTCTCTGGACTTCTTTCTTTGGTATTTGGTACTAAGGACGATGGTGTATCAACAGCAATCGATTTGATTACTGGTGGTCTTGGTAAGACTATGATCATAGAAAACCGTGAGTACGAGTGGTCTGTAATGATAGACAGCGAACATGCTGTAAATATACGTTATGCAAAATTTAATGGTAAAGAGCTTACTGCTTCTGACATTGATACAATTACTCCTGGTATAAATGGTTCTCCAATTTATATTGGTCTAGAAGAAAGATGGTTTGGCCCAGGTGCTGTATTGTCATTTGATAATGTAAACTTCCAGGTTCGTGTATCTGGTACTCCTTATCAGGATGGTTCTACATGGGTTTACGAATGCTATGTAGCAGAAGGATTTGCTGGATCTTATATTCCAGTTGAATATTTGCTTCCTGGTCGTCAGGTAAGTCGTATTGGTAGTGCATATGAAGAGTATAGTGATGAGGCTGATATCATAAACTATCAGACTCCATTCAAGATGCGTAATAACCTTACAACTCTTCGTTTGAGTTATGATATCACAGGTGATGCATACTCTACAGTACTAGCAATTGCTTTAACAGATCCAGAAACAGGTAAGACTTCTTATTTGTGGTCTGATTATCAGTATTGGTTGGCTCTACGTGAGTGGAAACGTCGTGAAGAGAAACAACTTCTGTTCAGTCATTCTAACCGTAACGCTGATAATACATATGCTCTAAAGGGAACTAATGGTCGTCCGGTGCCAATCAGTGCTGGTCTATTTGAACAGATATCTCCTTCTAACGTACGTTATTATACTACTCTTACAGCTGAATTGCTTGAAGATTATCTATTTGACCTATGTTATAACTTGTTAGGAACAAACGAACGTAAGTTTATTGCTCTTACTGGTGAGATGGGTATGAGAGAATTTGATAGAATCCTTAAAGAGAAAGTTGCTACATTCAATCTTATTGATACTAAGTTTATCACAGGATCTGGACAGGAACTTACACTTGGTGGACAGTTCACAACTTATAAGATGACAAATGGTATTGAGTTAACTCTTAAACGTTGTCCTCTATTCGATAATATGGAACTATTCCGTCAGTTACATCCATTAACAGGTAAACCATTGATGTCTTATACATTTATGTTTGTAGACCTTGGTTCTAGAGATGGACAGGCTAACGTAGTTAAAGTTTGTCGTAAGGGTCGTGAATTCGTACAGTGGACTACTGGTGGTTCAGTTATTCCTAGTGGATACGCTAACAGTATAAATACTTTACGTTCTAACTCTCGTGATGGTTACCAGGTACACTTCTTAGGTGAAGAGGGTATTATGTTGCGTAACCCACTTTCTTGTGGTATCCTTTATTGCGATGCAGAAGATACAGAAATGAGTAACAATGGTGCACCAACCGTTGCTGCATAATAATAAATAATAATTAATGTTCACGGGGGCAATTAGCCCCCACGTGGCATTAACAACAACTAATTTAATAAATTATGGTAGTTGAATTAAAAATAAAAAAGAAAAATCCCTGGGCTGGTTTAATTAAGTACAAATCTTGCTATGATTACATAGCTCCTTATCTTACTAGATCTGGGTCGATATACACCGGTTTAACTCCGGAGGATGAAACATATTACGAAAAGGCTTTAGGTTACGAACCTGGTACACTAGCTCGTTCTAGTAAATTCTGGGATACATTCGTAGTAAGAATAGGGTCTAAAACTTTACTATTAGACGATCAGTTTGCAAGATAGGCTATGATCATTAAGTTCTTAAGTGGACATAAGAGAGTAACTACATCATTGGACAAACTAGATGCCGGTAAGGATTACTTACTGATAAATAGAGAGGCTGAGGCTGTTGAGCAGAATAAGCAAAATAAACTTCGTAGAGATGCTATTAAAGAGTTTGATAAACTCTCATTAGATCAGATGCGTAAGTGTCTTAGACTATTTGGTGTTAAATCAGATACAATGTCTAATGAACTAGTAGAGTCTACTTTGTTTAATCTTATTGACAAAACACCAAAGAAATTCTTTGCTAAATGGGTTGAAAATAAGACTAAGGAAACTGAGTTCTTATTGGAAGAGGCAATTGCAAAGGGTATTATAAGAAAAGATCGTACTCAGTACTATTATGGTACAGAGATGTTTGGTGATTCTCTTGATGAGGCAATAGCTTATTTAGATGCTAAGAAAAATCAAGACTTAAAGTTATCAATTATAAACCAGGTGAAAGTTAAGTAATTACTTTTACTAAATAATACGACATATGACGCATAATGACATTTATACAAAATTCATGATTGAATATGACAAAGCTAACATTACTTCGTCATATCCATCATTAACCGAATACGAAATCGCTACAATCTTAGACAAGGCATACTTAGCTATAATAGCTCAAAAATTAACAGGAAACAATCCAAGGAAGGCGCCTTTCGAAGCAGATATAAAAGCGATAGAAGATATTCGACCTTTAATCAAAACCAGTTCTGCTACAAGTAAATTACCAGATATGGTATCGGGGATTACTAATTCTATGATATTCAATATGCCTGATGATTTGTTGTATTATGTATAGGGTACTATACAATTATATTCCAATGTACAATCTGATGATAATAAAGCTACTAGGGTATTACCTGTAACACTTGTTAGTCATTAGAGTGCACAACATTACTTTGCTACTTCTAACAATCTACCATGGATACCAATCCCAGTAGTATATATAGAAGGGAATTATATGATAGTACTATATGACGCTTATCAATATAATGAGAATGGGGCTACTACTCCTAATTATTATATTACTTATATTTCTAAACCTATTAAGTTTTTAAATACGCTTACTAGTACTACAGATATGTTTGAGTTAAACGATACTATGGCTGAAGAAGTTATAGACATGGCTATTATAATGGCTACTGAAATTGTTGAATCTCAAAGACTTACTACTAAGGTACAAACTAAACAATTTGAATCATGACAGCAGAACAAACAAGACAATTAGGAATTGAATTTGAACGTAGAATACAATAGATGTATCCAGCTTTTGTTTCAGAATAGAAACTAGATACTGATACTATATATTCATTTTTAAATCAATTTCAAAATAGATATATCAGAACATTATATTTAGCTGATGCCCAACATGGTACCGTTAATGAATATGCTGTATATGTCAGTGATATACTAAAATCATTAATAAAACGAACTACAATCTCTGTTATGGCTAATACTAATAGTACAGATGATATTACTTGGAAAGCAAGTCTACCAACTGACTATTTCTTTTATGTACGTTCAAATAGTATTGAAAGTAAGAATTATAAAACTAATGTTACTACTTCAGTACATGCTCCTAATAAAATTATAAAACAAAAAGAAGTTGCTAATATAATTAGTAGTTTCTATAATACCGGTGCTATACTTGTTAATCCATGTATAGTATTAGATAATTATGATTCTAATGGTCCATATGTTGAAATAATAACAGACAAATATACGGAAGTATAGAGTATAGATTTAGTATATATAAAATGTCCATATAAATTTAATGTGTTAAACTATGACAATACTAAAACTGAAACTGGGTCGGTACACAACACTTGTGAACTACCTTATATCTGTTTTAATGAAATAGTAGAAGGTGCTGTAGAATTATATATTACAGAAAATAAATTTAGGTTACAAATGAACAATAGTCAAAGTAACTAGAAACAATAGGATCAACCGTAGAGATAGGAGGATAATCAATGAAGTACTTAACAAATGTACAAATATTAGCTGACTATGAACGTGAAATTAATAAGTTAACAGATATTAATAAACCTTCAACAGATGATTCATTATACTGGTTAAATCAAGCAGTTGCTAAATTTGTAAAGGAGAGATTTAATGGTAATGCACCGCACTACACATCATATGAACAGAATGAAAAAAGAGCTAGAGATCTAGTTAATCTATTAAAAGAAGAGAACATTGCAATGAGCAAACAGGTTATGGATAAATATATCAGATTTGAAGTAATATATCCGGATGACTTTATGTTTGCATTAAATGAAGATGTTGTTATACAGTCTACTGATGATCCTGCCTATAAATTATAGACATGCGTATTTGAATGTACTGCTGATTCTTTTATGTATAGGATAAATAATAATCTAACTGATTTTCATTATCGTCATAAACGTGCACGTCCATTAAGGATACGTACACAAAAAGGGTGTTACTTACTTACTGATGGTAATTATAGTATATACCAATATACACTTGGTTATCTTAGATAGCCGAATGAAATAAAACTGGATAACCCATTCGATGAGTATTAGGATTTTCCAGACTATATAATGTTAGAAATAATCAAAATAGCAGCTCAGATGTTCATCGAGAACTAGAAAGACCAACGCTATTAGACACTGTCTAACGAAGTTAATACTCAAGAATAATTTTAACGTGGAAAACCCAACTAGTTAGGTCTAGTATTTAATAATAGGGTGAGTAGAAAAAATTTAAACAATGATAACATATGTAAATACAGTCCTTGTTGGAAAGAACAAGGCTTTGGCTACAGCAGCTCCAGCTGCCGCAGCAAACATGAGTACACCATCAGCAGATGCTGGTAAATATATAATTATGAACTGTGATGATAATATCGCAGCTAATAAACTATATGTAGCAACAGCAGCTGATGCATCAGTACTTAACAAGATCAAAATCGGTATGGTTACTTCTAGTAATACAGCCGTACATAAGAAAGATGGTACTGTTCAGTATCTTCCTATCGTAAAATGGTCTGGTATAATTAATGCTCATGATGTTCGTGATTTTAAACATCTTAAGTATGAAGCAGACACAGAAGATAGTGTTTTGGTTGATCTTACTAATCTAAGTACTGAAACAGCTAACCTTCTTGCTGAAGGTAACAAACGTATCCTTATACGTGTTACATACAAAGATCTCCCAACTAGATATCGTAAATGGACAGAGTCTTATGAGTATATGACTTAGGTAGGCGATGACGCTACTAAGATATGTGCTGGTATCGCTGCTCAGATAAATAGTCAGTGGAAACGTGCTCGTGTACAGGCTACAGCTACTGGTAAAACAGTTACTCTTGTAGCACTTCCTTATGATGATGATAATTCAGCAGAGTCTATTAACTGGGCTAATAAAGTACGTTTCAATGTAAACATGTACTATACAGATCCTCAGGCAGCTGCTTTTGCATCACGTAATAAGTACTATCTACATGGTGTAGCTATTACTAAGACTCCAGGTATACAATATGCAGCTTCTGCTAAACTTGTTCGTGACCGTGAGTCTATTGCACAGGGTTATGAGGGAATCATGAACCGTACATGGTGGCCAGTTATTAAACCAGCTATTCAGACAGATATCAATGGTAGTTATGATGGACTTGTTGTCGAATTCGAGAACATGTATCGTACTGCTGATGATCTCTTCAGAAAGACAAAACAGACTGTTGAGTTGTATGATATAGCAGGTTCTGGTGAAACAGCTAATACTGCACTACCTGCAATTAAGGCTATTCTTGCAGCTTTCACTGAAAGTAAAAAGAATATACTTATTGGCGAATCTTACGTAGACTAATTTTTATTAATATATTGAAGCTGGGGTGGGGTTAACCCATCTCAGCTTTTTTATTTAATTGCAATTAATATGAAAATAAGAATAGGAAATGATATAAGATTAAATGTAGCTCTGAAATCAGATGCTGATTTTACTCTTACAGACATTAAAACAATAAAAGCTTATTTGATAAATACAAATGGAGACACTTGTTATAATTGCCAGCCACAACGTTATCCAAAAGAACCATTCCCAGATTATTATGTTCCAGATGCGTATAATACAGGTAACTGTGATGTTCCTTGTTACTTTACGTAGCCTTATGAATATATGAATCCTTATGTATACAATCCTACTACATATAATCAATGTACTGGTTTATACAGATTCAATTATCGTGGATTTGGTTATTATCCATCACATTATTGCCCAGAACCAACTGTAAGTAATAACTTTAATTGTTCTGACAATACGATAGAAGTAACGGCTACAATAAATACTGACACAAAAGTAATACAGGTGTATTTTCCTGCTGCTAGTCAATTGCAACTTGGTACTTACAAATTGGTATTAATAATGGATGTTAACGGTGTTGGTTGGAATAGTTATAACATGAGAACATGTACATATGATTATGGAGATGTTTTCGAGTTATCTGATGCTGACGATGCTGTATGTGGAAGTGTAACAATAGATGTAGTTAAGACAATGAAAGTTAGATCAGTAACTGTTACAGCAGTAACTTCTAACTTAAATATATTCGATACTACATTGTTAAAGGCTGTTACAGTCAATTCTATTGGTGCTACTGCTACTTTAACTTCTAATGATATATCTAAAACTGAATTAGTATGTTACGAATCTAATGGTAGTATTTCTGCTAATTAGAGTATATATAAGATACAACCAGATACTACTACTGATTATGTTGCTAAGGTAACTAATATGTCAGCTGTAAATGGTCAGTACTGTTTAGTAACATTATACACAATGGATAATATATTTGATACAGTTAAGATATCTACTGCTACAACAATAGCAGATCCAGTTGTTACATCTATATCAGTAATACCAGAAAGTGCTTCTGTACTTAATGGGTAGAGTGTTACTTTAGTTGCTACTGTAAAAGGTACTAGCTTAACAAGTGGTGCTTCTACTACTTTTGGATATAGTTCTAAAGTAGATACTATAGAAACAGATACTCAATATATAAGTCGTATAATAGTACAACCTACTAAGACTACTGTTTATAGAGTATATGCTGAGAATGATATTAGTAAATATCAAGATGTAGTAATTACTATAAACAATCCAAATACAGTTGTAAATTCAATATCAGTTGATAAAGATACTGCTACAACAACTAACAATCATTCAGTTACATTTACAGCGACTATAGATGGTACTTATTTAACAGGTGGTGCTATAGCAGACGATTAGACAGCAGTATGTACAAATACTACATCTATAATAACAAAATATGTTACGACTGTTACCATAACACCAAAAGTGTTCGGTACTACTACATATCGTATATATTCTGTAGATAACAATACTATATATAAAGATGTAACTATAAATAATACTTAGTCAGCTACAGGAATAAGCGATGTTATTATAACTTATTCTACAGATGGTACTACTTATATGCAAATACCGTTGACAGGTATTATTAATGTAAATACAGGTTCTTATGTTTATCTTAAGTATACTGTAAATGGTACAGGTAGTTATACTAAAACTGCTACTTGGAATGATACATCAAGTACTAATAATCCTAGAATTATTATTCCAACTAAAGACGGAAGTACAGCTTACACTGTTGTTGCAGATGGAGATAAAAATGTTAATCAAACGATTATCATAACAGCTAAAACTACTACAGTAAACGAGGTTACAGGTATAGCATTACAATATAGTACTAATGGTACTACATATAGTGATGTAACATCTTCAGCTATTTAGATATCTACCGGTTCTACTGTATATTTAAAGTATATCGTAAGCGGAACTGGAAGTTATGACACTACCGCTAATTGGAATGATCTTTCTACTAGTACAAATCCTAGATCAATTACTCCTACTATCGCAGGAACTACAACGTATACGGCAGTAGCTAACGGTAATAAAACTATCGCGGCATCTGTTTCTATTACGGCTTCTTCTACGGTTGTAGATAAAGTAACCGGTATTAAAATACAATTTAGTACTGACGGTACTAATTATACTGATGTAACTTCTACAATAGGTGCTAATAAAGATACAACTTTATATCTTAAGTATGTAGTTGAAGGAACCGGTACGTTTGATACCACTGCTAATTGGGGTGACGGTGTTAGTACTAATCCTAGATCAATTGATACTTCTGCTGCTAAAACGATTTCTTATCTAGTTACAAGTAATGGAGATGCTACTAAAACTGCAGTTGCTACTGTAGTAGTAAGTGAATCTGGTGATACTAATATCACTAAAGTTAATATATATTATAAACTAAATAATCAAAGTGATTATACATTAGTTACAAAAGATATTACGTTAAACATGGTAGTTGGTGAATCTGGAGAAAATATATGGTTAAAATACGAAATAGTAAGTTCTAGTTCCTCATCTTCTTAGGTAGCTAATTGGTTTATAGATGGTGGATATCATGGTGGTCAAGATACAGTATATAGTATGTAGATGACAGCTAAAGATGTATGGGTTTGTACATTTTACGCTCAATCTGTTGGAAATTCTAGTATTAAATCTTATTCTGTAACTATAAACAATTTAGGAGATATTGCTAACAATATCAAAACGTTTAAGGTTGGATATTATAAGGACAATGACTCTGTAACATGGGTAGGAGAAGATACCACTGTTGTATGTGCAAATACAGATGTTTATCATGTAACATATTCGTTAGAATTAAATACGTAGTTAAGTGATACTGATAGTCCTGCATATAAATGTAATTGGTATGTCAATAATGAAAATAGTAGAGATACATCTACTGTAAAATCAGTAATAATTTCTTAATTAAATAAATATGAATACATATAAAATAAAAAGATATGATGAACAATTTAGTCCAGCGATTACATTTACTACTCAAACTAATAAAGTGACTGGAGTAAAAATTAGTTGTAATGGATCTAGTTATTCTTCTACTGATATGTAGGTTAGCGCTACTGTTGGTGATACAGTAAGTATGTCATATTCTGTATATGGTGTAGGTACATATAATACTACAGCTACTTGGAACACTGGTAGTACTGAAAGTACAATAACAGTAAAACCTACAGCAGCAGGAACGTATACATATAAAGCAACATCTGTTGGTGATACTAGTATTATAAGTCCTACAATAACATTAACTGTTACCGAATCTGTAGTTACTTCTGTAACAGCCGTTACTTTAACACGTAATGGTGCAACTGTGTCAGCAGATGAACAAGTGGAAGTTAACATAGGTGAATCAGTTACATTTAATTATGCAGTAATTGGTACCGGTAGTTATAATACTACAGCTAAATGGTCTACAGATAATACTACATCAAGTGAAAAGTATATTACATTTAGTACTGCTGGAAAATATGTTGTTTATGCAACATCTGTTGGAGATTCAACAAAAGTAAGTCCTAAGTGTACAATAGTAGTAAAAGAAAATACTGTATATGGAGTATATATTCGTAAAGATGGAACTGACCTAACTTCAAATACTCAATATACAGCTACAGTAGGCGATACTATTTCATTGAGTTATATGATAACAGGGCTGACAGAAACAACTACTGCTACTTGGTCTGATAACGGTTCTACTACAACTTATAGGTCTATAACATATACTACTGCTGGTACATATACTTATTACGTTGTATCTAATGCAGATACTACCAAACACAGTTATACAGCTACTGTAGTTGTAACTGATAATAAAGTACATGTAACTGGATTAACAACTACAGCTTCTGTTAACGGAACATAGGTAGCTACTAATGGTGGAACATTTACCATAGCTCAAGCTACTGATGTAAGTTTAGCAGCTACTGTAACCGGTACCGGATCGTTCGATAATACTGTTACCTGGAAAGTAACTAATGCTAACGGTGATGTATTATCAACACTCAGAGTTAATCCTAGTACGCTTACTACAGAAAGTTCTTGGAGTGCTGGTACATTTAATAACACTACTAATGTAGGCTATTTTAATTTAGCTTTAAAACTCGTTAACGC